TCCCGCAAGGATTAGGTAGCCCATGGGCATCCCGTACTACGTCGCATCCCTTCTTCGAGCTCACAAACACATCCAGCAGACGTGTCTCCCGGGCACGCCTCTTGAGGTGGATTGCCTGGGCATCGACTTCAACTGCTTTTTGCATGCCTACCTCAAGGCCGACAACCCGGTGGGCAGCATCGTCCGAGCCCTGGAAGACCTCGTGACCAACGTGGTCCGAGCCAAGACTGTTTACCTCGCCTTCGATGGCCTTGTTCCCTACGCCAAGATGGTACAGCAACGCTATCGTCGCATGAAGAAGCCCGAGGGAGAGCCCTTCGGGTTCGACAAGCACCAGCTCAGCCCGGGGACACCGTTTATGCGCAAGCTTGCCACGACGCTGCGCTTCCTCTACCCCAACATGGTCATCTCGGACACGCTCGAACGAGGCGAGGGCGAGCACAAGATTTTCACATGGCTCCGGTCTCTCCCTGCCGATGAGAGGAAGACGACCATCATTTACGGTCTGGATGCGGACCTCGTGGTCATCGCCCTGGCCCAGTCGGACCTCTCGGACATGAAGCTGCTGCGAGAGCAAGAGCAGGGCGACTACAAGACGCTGTCGATTCCCGCACTCAAAGCGGTTCTCCCTGTGGATGTCCCCACCTTCCTTCGGATGAGTCTGCAGTTCGGGAACGACTTCATGCCGAACCTGGCGGTGTTCAGTCTGCGAGAGGACGGATACTCCCGAGCCTTGTACCACTCGCAGAATCGGCCGGCAACGGCTGCCGACGAGCGCAAGGTCTTGCTGAAGCGAGCCAAGGAGTCTGAACGGCGTATCGTGGCCCCGGACGGTCTTGCCCTGGAGTCTCGCTTTGGATGTCACCTCATGGATGGAGTCCTGAATTGGGACCCCGTCTGTGAAGCGTACTGGAAGACGTGGGAGTGGGTGTATCATTATTTTACGACGTCCGAGGTCCTCGATTGGATGTGGGTCTATCCGTACCCCGAGGCCCCACTGCTCATGACGCTGGAGGATTACCCTCGGCCGACGTCGTTCACCTGGGACTGTCCCGAACCACCGTTTACGGTCGAAGACCAGCTCCGGTTTATTCTGCCGGAAGCCAGTCTTGCGCCGACGGGTCTGGAGCCTAAGTACCCCGACGAGCTCTACGACGAGGGCCCCGAGTCTCGCCACCCGTGGATGCGCAAGTTTGCCTGGGAGACTGACCCGTGGGTCTCTCTGCCAATGGGACCTCTGACTACCGTAACCGAATGCCCCCTGCTGTGATGCGGAAGCCGGCTCGAGCCGCAGTGTTCCGGGGAAGCAGCGGTCCGGGACGAGGTGCATCCGTCGGTCCTTCCCGAGGCTCCAAGGAGTCCTGGGGAAGCACGACCACATCGGGGGTCAGAACCACATTGAAGTTCTTGTCCCGAGGCTGAATGTAGTCCACTTCAATTTTGCGCATCTCGTTGAGCTTCTTCAGGGCGACAATACCCGTGATGTCCTGCCAGCTCTTCCAATGGCGGGCCACGTGGTTCATGTACGAGATACGGTAGTCCCTTGCAGTCCGGAGTTTGACGTTGGTCTGCAGCGTCGTCATACAGTCTTCGAGTGTCGACTGAATGGGCTTTCGAAGTCGTCGGTTGACAGCGTTGTGGGCTCGGAACGTAAAGAGAGCAAAGTCCTGACGAGAGTTCAGCATTCCCGGGAAGGTTGCCCGGTAGGTCTGAAGCATGGCCGAGAAGTGCTCTCGACAGTGCGGGCAGGTAATTGTGTCCCGAAACATGTCAAGCCACGAGTACATCAGCTCACGTTCTGACGGGGTCGGTGATTCAGGGTAGCACGTTGCGACAGAATGGAGGGTCATCCACCCTAAAGGGCCCCAAACAGCTGTCATTATTTCAGCTAGAGACAATCATCCCGGCTTCTTGGGCGTCCTCATAAATCTTGCGGGCCAGATGCTCGGGGGTCTGTTCCTTGACGTTCAGGTTGTGCTTGCGGAGAGCAGCCCGAATCTCACCGATGGGCTTCTTCTTGGCATCAGCAACAATCTTCGCCCGACGAGTCTTGGCCCCCATCTCCGTGAGGATGCGCAGGCGACTCGTCTTCTTGACCGGCGGAGACTTGGCCGGGTCCCGAACGGCTTCGAACCGAGGTGCCTTGCGGGCTGTCTTGCCATGCTTGAGGACGCCATGCTTCGGAGTGGCGGTGCGGTGCTTGCTGGTGTGCTTCACGGTCTGCATGGGCATCGGCGCCTTCGCCGTCTTCCCACGCTTGGTCGGCTTCACGGTGGCCGTCCGATTCACCTTCACAATCTTGATTTTGGCGCCGCCGTCGTCTTCCATTGTTCAAAACGGACAACATTATTTACACGGAAGGTCCGGCATACGAGCACCATGACGGACCACTGGGACGCAGTCAAGGCGCATTTCGCCAACGGAGTTCGCCGTCTGGTTGACCATCAAGTCGATTCCTTCGAGGATTTCGTTCGGGTGAAGCTCCCTCTCATCGTCCAGTCGACACCCCCCATCACGGTGTGGCATGAGCAGGACCCGGTCCTGAAGAAGTACAAATACGAGTTTCGTCTCTCCTTCGAGAAGGTCACCTACATGAAGCCTCGCATCCAGGAGGCCACCGGTCGTGTCAAGCCGATGCTCCCGATGGAGGCCCGTGTCCGCAACTTCACCTACGCAGCCCAGATGTACGCCGACGTCCGGTTTACGGCCCGCACATACAAGGGAGACAAGTATGAGACCTTTGACGAGGAGTCCAGGGTCTTCGAGGGCATTTCTCTCGGCAAGCTTCCTGTTATGCTTGGGTCTTCCCTGTGCCTTCTCAAGGACTATCCACTGTCCCTCGAGCAGTATGGCGAGTGTGGACACGACCCTCTGGGCTACTTCCTCATCCACGGCTCCGAGCGAACCATCCTCTGCCAGGAGAAGGTGGCCGACAACCGAATCATGGTCTTCCAGTCCAAGAAGACCTCCTCCAAGCACAGCTACTCCGTTGAGCTGAAGTCGCTCCACGAGTCCTTCACGATGCCGCCGAAGAAGCTCGAGATTCGCCTCTCCAGCAAGTTCAATGGATTTGGATATCCTCTGCTGGCGTGTGTGCCTCGCTTTCGTGAGGACATTCCGGTCATGGTGTTCTTCCGAGCCCTCGGGGTTACCGCTGACGCAGACATCGCCAAGCTTGTCTGGGGCTCTCTCGGCGACCCACATGTCGAACTCCTGGGGGCCAGCTTCCGCGATTGCGCCGAGCTTGGAGTCTTCACTGCGGAGGAGGCCGTGGCGTATCTGGCCAACCATCTTCAGTACGGGACCAACCAGGAGGACAAGCACGCTTACGTACGACAGCTGCTTGGAAGCGAATATCTCCCCCACGTGCGCTTTGCAGGTGAGACAGTTGCCCCCGGTGTCCTGAACGCCCGCAAGACGCTGCTCACGGCCAGCATGATTCGCAGGCTGCTCCTCACCGACCAGGGTGCCGTGCCTCTGGATGACCGTGATGCCTACCCGAATAAGCGTGTGGTGACCACCGGTGCGCTGCTGACGCACCTCTTCCGCCAGCTCTTCCAGAAGGTCTGCAACGACACTCGCAACGAGTTCGTCCAGGAGGTCAACAACGACGCCTGGAAGAAGAGCGAGGGCGGCCCGAAGCCGATGGAGATTCTGAACATCAACAACCTGTACAAAATTCTGAAGCTCTCGACCATCGAGGGCAAGCTCAAGCAGGCGCTGGCGACGGGGAACTTCACGGTTCAGGGTCTCGGGACGAGCAACTCGACCTCGCTCTCGAATGCCACCAAGGTGGGTGTCTCGCAGGTTCTCGCCCGCATGTCGTATGTGTCAACGTTGAGCCATCTCCGCCGCATCCAGACACCGGTGGAAAAGTCCGGCAAGCTCTTGGCCCCTCGCAAGCTCCACGGCACCAGCTGGGGCTTTGTCTGCCCGGTAGAGACTCCGGAGGGTCACTCGGTGGGTATCGTCAAGACGATGAGTCTTCTGACGTCGGTGTCGCAGCACATTCCCAGCAACACGGTGCTCCACTTCCTCCAGGACCAGGGGCGTCTGACCTGGATTGATGGACCTCGGGTCTACGAGGGAACGGCGGTGACGCTGAACGGTGTCATCATCGGATATACGTCGGACCCGGCAACGCTTGTGCAGACGCTCCGGACCGCCAAGCATTCCTTCCGCCTGCACCCGCACGTCTCCATCGCCTGGTACACTCTTCTGAACACGCTCATCATCGAGACGGATGCGGGTCGCTTGGTTCGCCCGGTCTTCCGAGTCGGCCAGCCCTTCCCGGACAAGGGTGCTGACTGGACCACCTGGATGAAGTCGTGTGTCGAGTACATCGACGCTTCGGAGACGGAGACCCTGCGGATTGCCTACTCCAAGGATGCGATGACCTCGCAGCACACGCACTACGAGATTCACCCGAGTCTCATTGTCGGCCACATGGCGAGCAGCATCCCGCTCTCGGACCACAACCAGTCGCCGAGGAACACCTACCAGTCGGCCATGGGCAAGCAGGCGATGTGTGTCTATGCCGGCAACTATGCGAAGCGCCTGGACAAGAACGGCTACCTGCTTCTGTCCCTGACCCGCCCGCTGGTCGAGACTCGCTCGATGAACATCCTGAAGATGCACGAGATGCCCTACGGGTTCAACGCTATCGTGGCGATTGCCTGCTATGGCGGCTACAATCAGGAGGACTCAATTATCATGAACCGGTCGTCGGTCAACCGTGGCTTCATGCGTGGCCTCTACTACACGATGTACAAAGACGAGGAGCACCGCAACGTCACGTCCGGCCGGGAGGAGAAGTTCATGCGGCCCTCGAAGCACAACACTCGCAAGTACAAGAATACGAGCTATGCGGCCGTGGGCGAGAACGGCATTCCTATCCTGAATGCGACCATTCAGGAGAATGACGTGGTCATCGGCAAGGTGGTGACGCTGCGCAACGACACGGCGGGCTACGCCTACCGGGATGCATCGACCACACACAAGAACTCGGAGACATGTCGCATCGACGGTGTCTGGCAGGACAAGAACTCGGATGGATATCCCTTCGTCAAGGTGCGAGTGGTCTCCGAGCGCATCCCGCAGATTGGAGACAAGTTCTCATCCCGTCACGGCCAGAAGGGGACTGTGGGCATGCTCCTGAACGAGGAGGACATGCCCTTCACGGCCAGCGGCCTTCGCCCAGACCTCATCATGAACCCGCACGCTGTCCCGTCCCGTATGACGATTGCCCAGCTCATGGAGAACATCTTCGGGAAGATTGGCGTGCAGAAGGGCACGCTGGGCGACGGGACGCCGTACTCACACCTCAAGGTCGAGGACCTGAAGAAGCATATGCTGGAGCTGGGCTACCATCCCTACGGAAACGAAATCCTCTACAACGGCCAGACCGGTGAGCAGATGCAGGCGGAAATCTTCATGGGTCCGACCTTCTACCAGCGTCTGAAGCACATGGTCATCGACAAGAAGCACAGCCGTGGCAAGGGGCCGATTGTGAGCCTCACTCGCCAGCCGTGCGAGGGCCGGTCGAGGGACGGAGGTCTGCGTGTGGGAGAGATGGAGAGGGACTGCTTGCTGAGCCACGGCGCCGCAGCGTTCACCAAGGAGCGGTTGATGGATGTATCCGACCCGTTCCCGACGGGCATCTGCAAGACGTGCGGTACGCTTGCGGTCATGAACGAGGAAGAGAGTATCTACTCGTGCGGAACCTGCGGGAACAAGACGGAGTTCGTGATGAAGACGATTCCGTATGCGATGAAGCTCTGGATGCAGGAGTTGGAGGCGATGCACATCACGCCAAGGATGGTGCTCGCCTAAGGAGTATCCGGAGCCGGGTCATCGGGAGGCGTCAGACGACGGGCCGCAGACGCCGAGGGAATCGCATTCTCGAGCATGTTCGTCAGGTCAGTATCGGACCGGGACTCCTTGATTCCCCCAAACGGCCGAGGGGGCCAGCGTGAGCTTCGCCAGGCATTGACAACAACGCAAATTGCGCAGACGGCCATCGCCACCGCCGCACTAACACCAAGGGCCATGTCTGTCGGGTCATCCATTTAGGGGAATGACGTTGGGTAGACGTAAATGTCTCTTGACATTATTTTTGGTCCCATGTTTGCGGGGAAGTCCTCTCGCATCCTGAGCATCGTCTCTCGCTACGAGGCCATCGGACGAAGCGTCCTCGTTCTCAAGTACTGGGGCGACACTCGCTACGGCCAGGAGAATGACGTGATTACGCATGACCGTCGTCGGGTTCCATGCCGCCGTGTCGAGTCCCTGAATGAGCTCGAGAATGAGACGCTTGTGCGATTTGACGCAATTATCGTAGACGAAGCCCATTTCTTCCCCGGACTTGTTGCGTTTGTCAAGCGAGTCGTGGAGGACCATGGGAAGGCCCTGTTTCTCGTAGGACTCGACGGGGACTCGAATCGCAGTCCGTTTGGCGAGCTCCTGGACTGTGTTCCGCTTGCCGACCGGATTGAACGCATCACGGCCTTTTGCCATCGCTGTGCAGATGGGACTCCTGGCCTCTTTTCCTACCGTCGTCAGGGCCCACATGACCAACAGGTGATTGTCGGTGGCGCAGAACGCTACGAAACGCTGTGTCGTCGCTGCTATCTGCGTCAGCGAGAGGAGCCGCCGCGCTAAAGGGGGTCCGTAGAAAACTTTCTTGCTAGAAAGCACAACAACATGGGTGGCGGTCTTCTTCAGCTTGTCAGCTACGGTGCTCAGGATATCTACATCTCGGGCAACCCTCAGATTACCTTCTGGAAGGTGCTCTACAAGCGCCACACCAACTTCGCCATGGAGTCCATTGAGGTCACCTTCAACGGCCAGGCCGACTTCAACAAGCGTGTCACCGCCGTCATCAACCGCAATGCGGACCTGATGTACCGCACCTACGTCCAGGTTGTTCTCCCCGCCGTCGACCTCATCAACGGTTCGACCAACCTCAACCGCTTCCGCTGGCTCAACTACATCGGCCACCGCCTCATCAAGGTTGTGGAGCTCGAGATTGGTGGCCAGCGCATCGACCGCCAGTACGGTGACTGGATGCAGATTTGGACCCAGCTCTCCCAGGATGCGGGCACCATCTCTGCGCTCGACGACATGGTCGGCAACACCCACGACCTCGTCCTCATGAAGGACCGCAAGGGCTATGCGCTTGATGCCTCTTGCGCTGGTGCGGAGCTCACCAACTCCTGCGCTCCCCGTGGCGGTACCCCGGCGAAGACCCTCTACATCCCCCTCCAGTTCTGGTTCTGCCGCAACCCCGGCCTCGCCATCCCCCTCATCGCCCTCCAGTACCACGAGGTTCGCATCAACGTCGAGTTCGAGCAGTGGATTAACTGCTGCTACTACGAGCTTGCGTCGGGCCAGACTGCGCCTGCGACGGCCATCCAGTCCCTCACGGCTGCCTCCCTCTACATCGACTACATCTACCTCGACACGGAGGAGCGCCGTCGCTTTGCCCAGCAGACCCACGAGTACCTCATCGAGCAGCTCCAGTACACCGGTGCCGAGTCCATCACGTCCAGCTCGAACAAGATTCAGCTGAACTTCAACCACCCTGTCAAGGAGCTCGTGTGGGTTGTCCAGCGTGACTCGTTCGTCGACTGCACGCCCAACCAGAACTTCATCTCGGAGGTCAACGGCTGCCAGCCCTTCAACTACACGGATGACTTCACCACGGAGGGTGTTGTCATGGACGTCCTCGCCCGTGGCTCCCTCGGCGGTGGCTCCGGCTCCCAGGTTGTCCCCACCACCTCCGGCGACGGTCCTTCTGGCCCCTACCTCCCCGGTATCGGCATTGCGGTTGGTCCTTCTCTGTCTGGTGCGTCTTGGCTTGACTCCATCTCCGATGCGGGTGACGAGGTCTTCGCCGACACCACCAACTACCTCCTCGCCAAGGTCATCCTCGACTCCGGCGTCAAGTGCGAGGGCAAGAACCCCGTGGAGGTCGCCAAGCTCCAGCTCAACGGCCAGGACCGTTTCACGGAGCGTGAGGGCCGCTACTTCGACCGTGTCCAGCCCTACCAGCACCACACCCGCACCCCGAGCCGTGGTATCAACGTGTACTCGTTCGCCCTCAAGCCCGAGCAGCACCAGCCCAGCGGCACCTGCAACTTCTCCCGTATCGACAAGGCGACCCTCCAGCTCACGGTGTCCGTCAACACTGTCCGCTCGGGCCGCACTGCGCAGGTTCGTGTCTACGCCGTGAACTACAACGTGCTCCGCGTGATGTCCGGCATGGGTGGCCTCGCCTACTCCAACTAAGCGTGAGAAACGCTCAGATGGTGAGGAGGAGTTAATACAAATACAAACAAAAAACGAGGGGGAAACCCCCAACTGAGTCCGGATGTCCCGGATTGAGTGTGGGGTTAGACCTTGCGGAAATACGCCGGGCCAGTTCCGTCTCCATACGGAGGGGCAACGGTCTCAACGGGATGCGTTGCAAAGTACTCTTCGCAGGCCCTGCGGCACCCCGTGAGCTCCCAGTCATCCACAATGAGGATACCATCGGTGCTCAGAAGTGGGAAGAGGTGCTCGAGACTGACCTTGGTCGACTCGTAGAGGTCTCCATCCAGGCGGAGCAGCGAGATACCGCCAAGCTTCTGCACGATGGGAGCATAGAGCGGGAGTGTATTCTGGAACCAGCCCTTGACCAGGACGATGTTGTCCCACTTGCCCGGGAACCAGTTCTGAAGGAGGGCCTGGACGTGCTCCCGAGCGTGGACGGTGACACCCGACGACTTGAGAAGCTGGCGCTTGTCCGTGTACGAAATGTGCGGCTTGGGGCCCGGAATTCCCGGCTGCTGGTCATCCTCCTCAGAGGCCAGGGGAATTCCCTCGAAGGAGTCGAATCCATATATCCAACGCTTTGCGTCGGGCCGGGCAAGAATACGAGACTGCATGGCCCCAATCTGAGCTCCAGCCGCAACGCCACACTCCACCAGGATTCCGGGGATTCGGCTGTCCAGGACGTAGTCGGTGAAGAACTTGGTATTTTCGATAGTCTCCCGGGTCGAATAGGCAACGTCGTAGTAGGACATTTCTCTAAGGTGCGTGTGGTTTGCTTAAATTCCTACCAAGACTACGACAATGTTCGCTGAGTACAGTATCCCCTACAACACGGAGGCGCACGACTTCCAGTCGATTGTTCGTCGCATCTTTGGCGTCGAAGACCTCCAGCAGACCCATACGCTGCGGCCGCCTGTCGACGAGCAGATTACGTTCGACGAGGACACGAAGACCTGGTTCCATCGCACGTACTATTCCTCTCCGCACTATCCCGAGCTGATTGCCCTCTATGAGCGATTTGTCCAGGATGTCCTGCTTCGCTACCCCGAGATGCTCCCTCCTACCTGTGGTGACACCGAATATGCCCTTCAGGTCGACCCTTCGTTTCGCATTCATCTTCCCAACAACACGGCCCTGGGCAAGCGGGACGACGATGCGGGTGAGGCTATCGGTATGCATTGCGATGCAGACTACAACCACCAGCCCGGAGAAATCAACTTCATTCTGCCTCTGACGCCCATGTTCGAGACAAACTCGGTCTACGTTGAGAGCGAGCCTGGACGGGGGGATTTCCATCCCGTCAAGGTTGGGGTCGGAGAGCTCTTCTGCTTCTACGGAAACAAGTGCCGCCACTACAACCGTCGCAACGACACGGGTGTCTCTCGGATGTCCCTTGACTTCCGCATCATTCCCATGAAGTCCTATGACTCGGAGTGGCCTGCCGTGTCGATTCATGGGAAGCGCCCACTTACACTCGGGGGGTACTTTAAAAAGGTACATGGAGCAGCTGGTCATCACGAACTTCACGATGTCGGGATACGGGGATAGGATGTTGGACCTTTTGTGTGTTACGGCCTTCTCCCGAGCCATCGGGATGAAGCTCTACATTCGCTGGCAGGACTTCCCGGGAATGGACGACTTCAAGGACGTCCCGGCCTGGCGCTACCAGGATACCAAGCTCGAGAACTTCACGGGGTTCTTCCGTCTTCCAGAGAATATCCAGCTTGAGTATGCGGTGATTCCCTATCCCAAGCACGAGTGGAGGCCCTATCTCGGAGGGACTCGGAGCCCTCGGGCCTTCTACGACGAGTTCGTGGCCGGAAAGGTGGCAATTTCCCTGGAGCGTTGGATGGACCTCGTAGACCAGGTCAAGTCGGAACTCGGGTTCAAGGTCACTCGGTACGTACCGGAGAAGCCGTATGCGACAGTCCATCTCCGCCGCACCGACAAGCTTCGGGGTGTCTGTGCGACACAGATTGTGAAGGATGAGCTCGCTTTCCTCAACCAGGAGACCTTTGCAGCCATTCAGACAGCAAAGGACACCGGGATTACCGACTTTTATATTGCGACGGATGACCCGTCGTCCCGTGACGAGTACGTGACGTTTATTGAGTCGATTGGGGGGCGTGTTATCCAGCCCGAGAACAAGCACGGGCTTCTCCCGAGCTACTTTGATACCTGGATGATGCGGTCAAGCTCGTTGCTGATTGCATCGATGCGCTATTCGACGTTCTCGATGTTCCCATCTCTCTGGTGGGACATTCCGTTGTGGACGGTGCTCCCGGATGCGCTTCACACGAATGCGTACGGGTTCAAGACGACGTACTACAAGAATGTCCAGTTGGGCAAGTGAGGATGCCGATGGAGATGCTTGTAGTCTGTGGTTGCATTGTGGCGGGCCGAGGCGTGGACGAAGATAGGCGTTGAGGCAAAGAACCCAAACTTGAGCTGAAGCAAGTACACGAACATACAGTACGAGGACTGGACAAAATGAAGTTCGGTTGCCCCTTCGAGAATGCGCAGACACCCAAAGAAATCAGGACACCGCCTGTCCAAGGATACCTGCTGGAGGTCCTTGCGGAGGCCGGAGACACGGACATCAGGCTGCTGGTGATACGCTAGGTACGGGAGCGGGACTGGAATGGGAAGCTCTTCGCCGGGAGTTCGCATCACTGTAAAGTTCTGCCAGAGCGTCTCCAGTGGGAGGCCGTGGTAGGCGTAGAAGGCTTCGACAAAGGACTTGCCCTGGTCGAGCGTGCGAGAATGCACGGTGGCCCACCGGTCGGGGTCGTCGAACACGCACAGACCCTGAATCGACCCGTAGCGAGGGCTAGGATAGCGACACCGACACGTTCCCGTTCTCGGGCAGCGAACCGGATGCCCCCGCTGGTGGCAGAGAACACAGACACCTGTTCCCTCCTCTGTCCAGTCCAGGAGTTCGGCCGTCAGAGACGTCCCAAGCGTAAGACGACGAACAAAAGGAAGTTGACCCGGGTCGACAACCAAGATGACCCCCGAGGGCTTGGCGTAGTGGACATACAGTCCAAACTGACTCAGGAAGTCTGTCCACCCCTGATGACCGAGGAGGTACATTTATGAAGGATACACGATTGTCCAGTTGGGCCGTTTGACGGGGTCCGTGAACATTCGGTGGAAGTCCCGATGGCAATAGAGGTAGACCGGGACCGTCTCGAGCAGTCCGTACTTGGCGTCTAGCATGTAGCAGACGGCCGCCCAGACCGAATCGATGACGTGAATCGCCTTCGCATGCTGGAGGATGCGAATGTAATCGAAGAACATGGGTGAGGACTGATTCAGCTCGACGATGTCAACGCCTTCCTCCGGCTTGACGAACAGCTGGAGCTCCGGATTTGTATGCGTGCAAATGTACGGCTCTCGCTTGATGAGCTTGGTATAGGCCACTTCTTCGGCAATGGGGTCCCGATAGAGGACGAAGCTGTTGACACGCTCGATGTACGGGATGTCGTAGGCTTCATAGAAGAGACGCTCGAACGGCGCATCATCGAGGGCATTGCGCCGGGCATAGGCTCCCTTGTACGGGTCGTCGTCCT